TCCGTTGACAGGGTCGAAATGTTCGGGCGCAAGGTGCAAGTCACCTACACGAACACGGGGACCCGTCGCAGGAAGAACCCTCCGAGGCTGATGCCCGAGGAGATTTACCGGCTGGCCGATGGTGACCGCGAGCACGCTATCCGACTGCTCGACAAAAACGGCTACCTCCTCTGACCACCTACGAACTTTCGTATGCGCGCAACGCGCCTGATTCCGCAATGGAGTTTGCAGTGCCTGAAGAGACCACCATTGATGAGACTGTCACCGACGAGACCACCACTGAAGAGACTGGCGCTGCGGGTGCGCAAGGTGGCGATGGTGACCCTAATCCGGATGGCGCCGACCAGCTAGGCGATGCTGGCAAGAAGGCACTGGACTCTATGAAGTCCAAGTGGCGCGACGAGCGTACGAAGCGGCAGGAGCTTGAGCAGCGACTAGCCGCACTGGAGAGCGCCCCTAAGGGCGACGAGACTCCTGACGCCGATCAGATTAAGGCGCAGGCTGCGCGGGAGGCCAACGCAAAGGCCAATACGCGCATTGTTCGCTCCGAGATTAAGGCAGCTGCCGTTGGCAAGCTAGCTGATCCCGCTGACGCTTTCGCGTTCATCGACCCTTCGAACTTCGAGGTGGACGACAACGGCGAAGTTGACGAGGACGAAATCAAGGATGCGATCGAAGAGCTACTCACCAGGAAGCCGCATCTAGCCGCAACGGCACGGCCACGCTTCCAGGGAACCGGCGACGGTGGCGCAGCGCGCAAGGCGACTGGCCCAACTCAGGTCACACGCGAGGAGCTTGACCGAATGACCCCCGAGCAGATCGTTACGGCGAAGCGCGAGGGTCGGCTCAAGAATCTTCTGTCTGGCAATTAGCCAGGCTTGCCCGCTGGGCACACCAACCAACACACCATAAGGACTCTGGCACATGGCCGTTACTTCGTTCATTCCAGCTATCTGGAACGCGTCCCTACTTACCGACTTCCGGCAGCAGGCTGTAGCCGCATCGCTCACCAACCGTGAGTACGAAGGCAACGCCACTGCGGGCAACACCGTGAAGATCAACACGGCGACCGCGATCAGCATCACGGACTACAAGGCTGCGTCGCGCGTCACTGCTGCGTCCGCCGTCACGTCCGCTTCGCAGGATCTGCTGATCGACCAGGAGAAGTCTTTTGACTTCTACGTGGACGACATCGACCGGGCGCAGGTTGCGGGCTCCATGGACGCCTACACCCGTTCCGCTGGTGAGGGTCTGGCCGAGGATGCGGACAAGTTCATCCTGTCGACGGCCGTCACTGGTGCTGGCACCGCGCTGACTGCCTCCACTCTGGCGGATGGCAACGCTGCGTTTGACCTGATCCGCTCGGTCCGTAAGACCATGCAGAAGAATAAGGTTCCGGGTGGTAACCGGGTCCTGGTCGTCAACGCTGAGTTTGAGGCGCTGCTACTGAGCGCTGCGTCCAAGCTGACCAACGTGGACGTGTCCGGCGACACGCAGGGTCTGCGCGAGGCTTCGCTCGGTCGTCTGCTGGGCTTCGACATTTACACCAGCGAGAACCTGCCGGTGGTCGCTAAGCCGCAGGTGCTGGGCTTCTACCGTCCAGCTGTCGCGTACGTCTCGCAGATCGAGAAGACTGAGGCGATGCGCGCCACGGACAAGTTCGCTGACCGACTGCGCGGTCTGCATGTCTACGGCGCCAAGGTTGTTCGGCCGACCGCCGTTGTCTCCTGGACTTCGATCTAGTCGCTAGCTGTGGTGGGTCGTCTGGTGCTTCGGCGCTGGGCGGCCTCCCGGCCCAACTGAACATTGGAGGTTGACCATTGGCGCTCGTCATTGGTCCCAACGGGATTCCTAACGAGATTCCGGATGACGTGGCCGCTTGTCTCGTCGGTGACGGACAGCGTGGGTACGCGTACGCGCCCGAGCCTGCGAAGCGGCCAGTTCGCCGCACTACCAAGACTTCCGAGTAAGTGAGGTGGCCAGATGGCCCTAGCACCACTGGCCACGATCGCTGACCTTGAGACACGGGGGGTTACTGTCGACCCTTCCGAGGTGGACGCAGTGAACGTGCACTTTGGCGTGGCTTCCACGCTGGTGCGCGATGCCGCTGGGTCACCTATCAGCGCTGTGACTAGCACGGTGACGCTGGAAGGTAGGGGTTCCCGCCTACAGCTACCGGGCGGACCCGCTACGGCTGTCTCTGACGTTTCCGTGGACGGGTTGGCAGTCACGGACTACAAGCTTCTTTCCGGCGCTCTCGTGCGCTCCTGTGGCTTCCCTGATGGCAGTGAGGTCACGGTGACCTACACGCACGGGTTCGCCACGGTGCCCGCGGACATTGTTGACCTGGTGTGCCGCCTGGTGGGCCAGGAGCTAACGGCCATGCGTAGCGGTGAGGTCACCTCGCGCGGGATTACGTCTGAGCGCATCGGTGACTACTCGGTGACCTACTCGGACGCTGAGACCGGAACCATGTGCCTGTCTGAGTACCAGCGCAACAGGCTGGCCGCTCGCTTCGGTAACGGTGGATCCATCACGGTGCGGTCTCTGTGAACCGACACCACCACAACAACTAAGGAAACTGGCACATGGCAATACTTACCGTTCAGGTTGTCCCGACTAGTGGCGCTGCGCCGACTTTCGCGAGCGCGTCTGCGGGTGGCGACCAGGCCCCTATTGACAAGACGTATTTCCTCGTCGTCCGCAATGGCGGAGCATCGCCGATCACTGTCACTGTGGTTACGCCCGGCACTGTCAAGGGGCTCGACATCGCCGATGCCGCGCTGTCCGTCCCCGCTGGCGGTAGTGGTTTCATTCCGCTGGACGCCATCTATCGTGACCCGGTTACCGGTCGTGCGAGCGTCACGTACAGCGCCGTTACCTCGGTCACGGTTGGCGTTATTCAGGCTGGCTGATGGGACTTAACCGCCTCCTAAATTCCTCGGTTACCATCTGGCGCGTTTCGACTGCGCCGGATGGGGCTGGGGGAGAGGTCACCTCGCTGTCCCAGGTGGGGGAGTCGCGCGCGATGATCAGCCAACCATCAGCGTCTGAGCGCATGCTCTCTGACCAGGGTCAGTCACTGCACACACACAATGTCCACCTGCCGCCAACTGCCAGCGTGCGCAGGGGGGATGAGATCCGCCATGGGGCCCAATCGTTCCGTGTGCTCGCTGTGTTCACGCCGTCCCGGCCCATCTATCTGCGCGCTGATGTGGAGTTGATCCAACATGGGTAGACACCCTCGCGCGGCTGGTCGGCGTTCCGGCGTGACAGTGTCCGTCAGCGGTAGCGAGGCGCTGCTAAAGCAACTGAAGTTTGTGACCAGCCGCATGCACCAGGCGGTGCGCAAGGCTGTTGAGGAATCCTCACAGGCTGTTGTGGCTGGTACGAAGCGGCGCGTTCACGTCGACACGGGGAACCTAAAGCAGTCCGTGGACTACACGATGCACGACGGACCGGATATCAAGTCTGAGATTGGCTGGAAGGATCGCGACGACCGGTACGCCCTGTGGCAGGAGTTCGGCACGCAGGCCATGCCCGCTCGTCCGGCCCTAGGCCCAGCGTTCGCCGCTGAGAAGCGCAAGATCGTGCGCCGGATCGGTGACGCTATCAATGGGGTGATCGGCTGATGCTGCCTCTGTTCGCTGTGCAGTCGGCCGTGTACGCGAAGCTGAACGCTGACCCGCAGCTTGCTGGCAAGGTGTTTGACTTTGTGCCGGACGGTACTGCGTTCCCGTACGTCCGAGTTGGCGAAGCCTACGACACCGTGGATAACGCCCTTGCCTCGCGCGGCTGGTCGTCGCTGATCACGGTTCATGTCTGGTCGCAGGCGCACGGGTTCGCCGAAGGTTTGGCGCTGGCTAAGCGAGTGACTGAGCTGCTCGACCTACAGCCGTTGACTCTCTCTGGCTTTCATCACGTGGCTACTCGCTACGTATCAGCCCAAACCATGGTCGACCCCGAGCCGCCTGGGGACGTCCGACACATAGCAATCAGCTTTACCGTCATCACGGAGGAATGAGCCCATGTCTGGAATCAACGCGTTCGGAACCCTACTCAAGCGTGGTAACGGGGCCGGGCCCGAGGTTTTCACCACGATCGCTGACGTCACCTCGCTGACCCCACCCGGCATCAGCCGAGAGACGCTCGACGTCACCTCTCACAGCAGCGTGAGCGGGTGGCAGGAATTCGTGGGTGGCCTCAAGGACCCGGGTGAGTGCTCCGCTGATGTCAACTACCAGCCCACCAACCATGACACGTTGGTCGCGGACTTTGAGGACACGACTCCTCGCAACTACCAGATCGTTTTCCCCGACGGCACCACGTGGAAGTTCGGCGCGATCCTCACTGGCTTCGAGCCTGACGCCCCGTACGACGACAAGCTGGCCGCAACCCTGACTTGGAAGGTCACGGGTAAGCCCACCATTACTCCCGGAGCCTGACACTCATGACCCTTCTTAACCGTGACGCGATCCTCACCTCCGAGGACAAGGCACACGAAGATGTGACCGTTCCCGAGTGGGGCGGCACTGTCCGTGTCGCTGGCATGACTGGCGCCGACCGCAACTCTTACCAGGCTTCCATGGTTGTCCTCGGTCCGAACGGTTCGGTCCAGCGGCTGAACATGAACGACCAGCTAGCCAAGCTTCTGTCGCGCTGCCTGGTGGACGAGAACGGCGACCGGCTGTTCAGCGACAAGGACATTAAGGCTCTGTCGGCGAAGTCTGGCGCTGTGCTCGACCGCCTCGGCGATGTGGCTATGCGGCTCTCTGGTCTACGCAAGGAAGATGTGGAGGCGGAAGCGGGAAAATCCGCGAAGACGCTGAGCGTCGATTCTACTTCCGACTAGCAGCGCATCTTGGGTACACGGTCCCGGAGCTACTCGCGCGCGTGACGTCCCGTGAAATCACGGAATGGATGGCGTACGAGAGGGTGACGGGACCGTTGGGCCCCGAGCGTATGGATTCTCTGGTGGCCATGCTGACAGCTACCGTCGCGAACACTGCCCGTGGCAAGGGTACTAGGGCCGCAACTCCCAAGGACTTTATGCCTAAGTGGGACCGTGGCGCGCGGCAGGACTGGCGGGAAATGCTTTCTGCTGTCAAGGCGTACAACCGTCAGATTGGAGGCACGGAGAAATGACCCTCGACGACCTGTTGGTTTCAATTGGGGTCGACACATCGGAGATGGAAAGCGGCACTGAAGAGGGTGTCCAGCGTGCGAATAGCAAGCTTGGTGACCTCGGTAAGGGCGCCGCTGGGCTTGCCGCTGGGCTCGGCGTTGGCAAGCTTTTCTCCGAAGGGCTAGACGCTGGCGTTCAGCTTGCGCAGGTGAACACCAATCTACAAAGCCAGTTTGGCTTGACCGAGGCTGAGGCTGCAAAGGCCGGTAAGGCTGCGGGTGAGGTTTACTCGGGTGGCTTCGGTGAGTCCATCGACGAAGTGGGCGATGCCGTCGGCGCTGTTACGCAGGCACTTGGCGGCATGGGCAAGATGTCCCAGGAGCAAGCCGCGCTGATGACCGAGGACGCAATGACCCTGGCACAAACGCTGGGTGTCGACGTGGCCGATGCTGCCACTGCTGCGGGCAAGATGATTGCTAACGGCATGGCCAAGGACGGAACGGAAGCGTTCGATCTGCTTACGCAGGCTTCAAAGACGCTGCCTAAGTCCATGGTCGGAGATATCACGGAAGTGGTTGGGGAGTACGGCCAGCAATTCAAGCGCCTCGGTATCGACGGCGCCGATGCGTTCGGCATGCTCTCGCAGTTCGTCAAGGCCGGTGGTAAGGACATTGACCAGGCTGCGGACATCATCCATGAGTTCGGCCGAATCACTACCGAGAACACGGACCAAGCCAAGAAAGCGTTTAAGGCGCTCGGGCTCGATTCCGGCGACATGTTCAAGAAGCTTAAGGCTGGTGGTAAGGACGCCGAGGGCGCCATGGGTGCCGCTATCCAGGCCATTAAGGGCGTGAAGGATCCTGCAAAGCAGGCACAGCTAGCCGTCCAGCTCTTCGGTGACATGGCTGGTGAGCAGACGGACGCGCTGTTTGCAATGGAGCCTGCGGGTGCTGCTGCTGCGTCCGGCATGGACAAGGCTGCGGGTGCTGCGGCGAATGCTTCGGGTAGTACGCAGGCGGCACAGGCGCTTACGGTCATCTGGCGCACGATGGCCACGACGATCGGTGAGACGCTACAGCCGCTCTTGCAGTGGCTCGGTGACTTCATGACCGCTCACCCCGAGGTGGTCAAGATTGTTTCTGCTGCGTTGCTCCTGCTCGCGATTGCCTTCGGCATTGCTGCTGTAGCCGTGTGGGCCATGAACTCAGCGCTACTCGCAAACCCCATCACGTGGATTGTCGCGTTGGTTCTCGCGCTGATCGCTGTTGCCGTTCTGATGTGGAAGAACTGGGACAACGTAAAGGCCAACATCCTAGCTATCTGGGGCTCGCTGAAGAGCGGTCTGGCGGCGGGCTGGAACTGGCTTGTGTCGAATGTGTTCGCGCCAATCGGTTCGTTCTTCACGTCGACCATTCCGGGCTGGGTTGCCAAGGGTGTCGGGTACGTCAAGGACAAGTGGAATGGCCTGGTGTCGTTCTTCAAGGGGATACCCGGCGCCATCAGCCGCGCGCTTAACGGTGCGTTCGATGGTCTGAAGAACGCGTTCCGCAGCGCCGTTAACTGGGTCATCAGCAAGTGGAACAACCTGTCGTTTTCCCTGGGTGGCGGCTCGTTCATGGGTGTCGATATTCCCAAGGTGACGGTTAGCACTCCGAACATTCCGATGCTGGCAAGCGGTGGTGTCGCCACTGGGCCAACGCTAGCGATGATCGGTGAGGGCCGCGAGAACGAAGCGGTTATGCCGCTCTCGAAGCTGAACGGCATGTTGAACTCTGCCCGGGTACAGGGCGTGAACAGTGCCAATGCGCAGGGCCGAATCGTCTTCGACGTCACTGGCGCTGACGAGGACATGAAGCGGCTAATCCGTCGCATGGTTAAGAGCGATGGGCGGGGCAGCGTTCAAACTGCCTTTGGCACACGATAAGAGAGGGGCCAGCGGTGGCTACCTTCCCACTGGATATCCGCACGGAACTACAGCTAGGCGGCACGTGGACGGACGTTAGCTCTGATGTCTATCTGCGCGACGTTAAGCAGATCACGCGCGGTGTGCCAGACCAGGGCTCTGCCGCTGACCCTGCCTCTCTGAGGCTTACTCTCGACAACCGCTCGGGCAAGTATTCACCCCGCAACGCGATGTCGCCTCTGTTCGGGTTGCTAGGCCGCAATACGCCGCTACGGCTCAGCCTGCCCAGCGATGGCGACCACTTCCTACAGATGGACGGCCGCACGACCGACACGGTCACCACACCGCATGTCGCTGCGTTCAACTCGCAGGATATTGACGTGCGTGTGGAGTGCGACCCCAATTGGTATGGCGCTGGCACCCGCACCCTGATGGGTATCTGGGACACGTCGGTCACGCAGTCTCAGTGGATCCTGTACGTCGAGAACGGGAAGATTGTTTTCCGGCGTGATCCGGACGGCGATAGCCATTCCAGTTACTTCTACCAGGCGGACCTACCGCAGCTCCCGGACCGTGCTGCCATCCGCGCCACATTCGACGCCGACGACGGTAACGGCAGGAGCGTGGTCACGTTCTATTGGGCTGATTCGCTCGACGCTACGTGGAACCTGATTGGCTCGGTCGCTGTTGCTGACACGTCCGGCGTCTTCTACACCAGCGCACCACTTCAGCTTGGTATCTACGACACGCGATTCGGACTGGCTACGCCGTACCGCTACCCGATGAACGGCCGTGTGTACCGCGCTGAGCTACGAAGCAGTATCGGCGGCACTGTGGTGGCGTCTCCCGACTTCCGGGCGGCTACCCCTAGCGCGGGTACCCTGGTCGACTCTTCGGCCCGTACGTGGACGCTCAAGGGCTCGGCGCAGATACGCAACCGGGAGGATCGCTTCGTTGGCGAGGTGGCTTCCTGGCCTCTGCGCTGGTCGACTGATGACGCCGACCGGTATGCGCCGATCACGGCTACCGGAATTCTGCGCCGCCTCGGGCAGGGCGCCAAGGCGCTGGACTCCACACTACGTCGCCGGATCCCGTCGGGTAGCCCGGTTGCCTACTGGCCGATGGAGGAACAGGCAGACGCCGTTCAGGCTTACTCGCCGATTGCTGGCGTGTTCCCAGCCTCGGTCTCATCAGTCGAGTGGGCATCGTTCAGCACGCTGCCATCCAGTGGGCCCCTGCCTCGCTTGACTGGGACTAGCTCACTGTCTGCCCCGGTACCTACGGCTACGCCTGGTCAGTGGCAAGTCGAGTTTGTCTACAACGCCGACGACAATATCCCCATCAGCGAGGATGTTGAGCTAGTCAAGTTCCTCGGTACCGGTGTGGTGCGCCGCTGGCAGATCACCCTGCGAAACGGGCATGCGGGGGTCAAGGGCTATTCGTCGTCCAACACGCTGATCGTCGACCAGGGAATCGGCATTGGCGCCGACGTGTTCCATGGGTGGACCCGCCTGCGCTTCTCCGCTACCGATGATGCGGACGGCTCGGGCTTTACCTGGAAGATCAGTTGGCAGGATGTCGGCGGTGACGCTGGCGGATTCACCGGCACGTACCCCACGGGCACGTGTGGCAACCTGACGATGATCTCTGCGGACTGGCCAGCGCTCACCGAAGGGTGGGGGTTCGGGCATCTGTCGGTGACTCGGCAGGTGGGATCCACGTTGTACGACGGATCTGATGATGCGTACCGGGGCGAGTCTGCCGTCGAGCGCATGCGCCGTCTGGCCACTGAAGAAGGTCTGTCGTTCACCCGTACTCCGGGGGCGCTTCCGCCTGCGGCTGTTGGCTTCCAGCGGCAGGACGCACTAGTAGACCTGTTTGAGGCAGCAGCGAATGCGGACGGCGGGCTGTTCACGGAGGACATGACCCGTATCGGGTTGCACTACCGGGACCGGTCCAGCCTCTATGCGCAGACTCCGCTGTTTGAGCTCAGCTACTTGCAGCCTGGTCTAGGGCCGGACCTTGAGCCGGTGGACGACGATAGCGACATAGTCAACGACGTCACGGTTACGCGTGATGGGGGAAGCTCCGCGCGCGCTGTGCTCGACGTGGGCCCACTGAGCACTCAGCCTGCGCCGGAGGGCATAGGCAAGTATGACGCTTCGCACACGCTGAGCCTCGCAGAAGACAACCAGGCCGAACCTACGGCGTACTGGAAGCTGCACCTCGGCACGCATGACGGCGCGCGGTATCCGCACGTGACACTGATGCTGCACAAGCCTGGTGCCGAGTGGCTTATCCCGTACGTGCTGCGCATGCGTGAGGGCGACAAGATCCGGATCACGGACCTGCCCGAGTGGGTGTCGCACGATGATGTCGAGCTAATCGTCATGGGCTGGTCCGAGTCTCTCGATCTGTACACGTGGGAACTCACGCTCAACTGTGTGCCCGCTGGCCCGTGGGATACGGCGGTCACGGATCATCCGCAATTCGCGACTGTCGACACTGACGGAACTGTCCTCACCTCGGATGTCACGTCTACGGATACCAGCCTGACGGTACGTACGACTGCGGGCACCATGTGGTCGGAACGTCCCGATGATCTGCCGTACTGGATCCGGTCCAGCGGTGAGCTAATGCGCGTGCGATCCGTCGGCCGAATGGTGCTGCCTGACAACCCGTTCATGGACGGCGGGATAGCTAACTGGGTTACCGACTCAACGGCCACGATCGCGTATGACACAGCGTTCCTCTACAACTACAAGGCAACCGGGTCGCTCAAGATCACGCCTACCGCTGGCGTGACCACTGGTGCGGCAAAGAGTGTGCGCAGTGCTACGGGCACGCTGACGGGTAACACCACGTACAAGGCTGGCATGTGGGTGTTCAGCCCTACCGGCCATGCGGACATCCGGGCAACGATGAATCAGTTTGACGCTGCGGGCACGTTCCTCTCGACGGCTGGTCTAGGCGCTGCAAACCCGGTTCCGGCCAACGTATGGACGTGGGTTGAAAGCACGTTCACGACGGATGCAACTGCGTCCAGCGGTGAGTTCCGCGCTCGCTACGGCGGTACTCCTGGCGCCCTGCCGTTCTACGTGTGGGGTGCGCGCGTGTTCGCCCCGTCCGGCCAGTCTGTCAGCGACACGTTCACGACCCGTACCAGCACAAGTGGTTGGGGGGTGGCTGAGTCCGGCCAGCTATGGAGCAACACGGGTGGCTCGTCCACTGACTACACGGTGGGCTCTGGTGTGGGACGTCACGTGCACAACACGGTGAACGTCACCCGCCATACGTTCGTTCCTGCGCCATCGCCGGACGTTGATATCTACTCGGACTGGACGTGTTCAGCGGCAGCTACCGGGGCGACTAACAACGTGTACGTGATGGCTCGCTACACGGACACCACGCACCTGTACTTCGCGCATGTCCGCCTTGAGACCAGCGGCGGTATCTCGCTGATGTTGCGCAAGCGGAACGTTGCCGAGACGCAGCTAGGTAGCACGATCACCACGGGCATGACTCACGTGCCGGGCACGCAGTACAGGCTGCGATTCCAGGTGGTTGGCAGCACGCTCCGCGCAAAGGTCTGGCTTAAGTCGGGTACGGAACCGACTAGTTGGCAGATCACGGCGACTGACACGGATCTGACGGTTGCGGGTTCCGTGGGCTTCCGCAGCTTCCTGGGCGCTGCCAGCACGGCGACGCTGCCTGTGACGATCACCTCGGACAATTTCGCCGTGACCGACTCTCAGATATTCACTGTCGACCGCTCGCTAAACGGGGTGGTCAAGTCTCAGGTGGTGGGCACGGCGGTGAACATCGCCAATCCTCCCGTCACCTCGCTGTAAGGAGAACCCTTGAGTACCCCTGTCGACATGTGGCGTCCCGGTATGGATCTTACCGGTGGTCGTCTTCAGTACATGCTTGAGCGGCTGAACACGTCCAGCACGGTGAATGTGGAAACGTTCGGCGCCGTTGGTGACGGGATCACAGATGACACGCTGGCCATTCAGGCTGCCCTTGATCTGGCTCACACCAGCGGGGGTGGCCTGGTCCAGTTCACTCCGGGCAAGACGTACGCCGTTTCCACGTTCCTGGTTGTCTACGACTACACAACGGTCTATGCCTACGGTGCCACCATTAAGGCCATTGGCAATACCGGGTTGCTGCGCAACTTCCTGGGCACCGATGTGTTCTCGCTGTACGGCGGTCACTCCAACATTCAGGTGCTGGGCGGGCGCTGGGACGGTAACGCGTTCAACGGTACGACCGGGTCGGTCACGGCCGAGACGGACGTCATGAACTTTGTGCACGCGTCCAACATCACGGTGCGCGATGCCACGATTGAGAACACGTCGAGTGCTCACGCGCTGGAATTCAACGCAGTCGACGGGGGCAGGGCCCTTAACTGCCGTTTCCTCGGTTACCAGGACAACACCTCTGACTCCTCGCGGCAGTACAGCGAGGCGGTACAGATTGACATCAGCGCGAGCGGCAGCAGCAGCATCGGCGCATTCGACAACACGCCTAGCAAGAACATCCTGGTGGACGGGTGTTACTTCGGAGTGTCCGCGCGCTGCGGGAAGTTCGGTCGTGGGGTTGGCTCACACACCCTGGCTTCCGGGCAGTACTACTACGGAATCCAGGTAGTCAACAACCGGATTGAGGGCACGCTACAGGAAGGCATTCGCGGCTACGGGTGGCGCCGCGCTGTCATTGCCAACAACGTGATCAGCGCCACCGGCATGAGTGGCATTTGGCTCGGCGTCCCGAACCCTTCCGGTGGCTACGTCGCTACCACGGCAGACATTACGATCCAGGGAAACACGATCACGGGACCGGTGACGGACTCCGGCATTCGTGTCATTGGCTACGCGACGGCGCTGTGCACGCAGATAACCATTAACGGTAACTCTGTGAACGGCTCGGGCACTGGAAGCGCTAACGGCATTCACGTCGAGTACTGCACCTCACCGGTTGTTAGCGGCAACAACCTTGCGAGCCTTGCTACGAACGGGGTCTACAACAACAACTCCGACTCGGGCACGATCACGGGTAACACGATCCGGAGTACGGGCTCAAACGGCATCAACGTCAGCGGGTCTACGGGAACGATCGTGTCCTCAAACCATGTGAACGGCACTACGACGAACCATGGAATCTTCGTAGGCAACACGTCGAATGACTTCCTGGTGACGGGCAACCGGGTCACGAACGCTGCTGCTGCCTGTATCCGGCTGAGCGGTACGGCCACAGATGGCACGGTCAACGGCAACCGCATAGTCAAGGGTTCGTCGGCGAACGGGATTACGAGCGACTCGTCGGCCACCGCCTGCCTTGTGGCGAACAATGATCTGTCGGGTAACGGCTGGACTACAGCAGTGGCTATCAGCATGGGCGCTGTTACGACTTTCAGCTTTGGTGGCGGTACTACGTCCCCTGGGTTTAACCGCGTCAGCTAGCACGTACGAAAATTCGTAGGTGGCCGGAGTGTGCACAGCGCATGCTCCGGCCCCTTCTATGAGAGGAGTTCCCACCTTGGGAACCATCTGGGTTTCTGGCGCTGAGCGTCTCGGCGCTGGCAGCATTGGCGGGGCCATGGACACCCCGGGCAAGCCTCCCCGTGTGGTCTGGCATACAACCGAGTCGGGCGCCGGTAACGCTGCCTTTGACGCCGTAGGCAAGTACCTGCGCACCATTGGCGCTGAGCCGCACTTCCTGTACGACCCCACGACCGACAGGCTTGGGCAGTACGGTCCGCTGGACAAGTCGGCGCGTGCGCTGAAGAACGACGGCGCTACGCGGACGAACCGAACCGGGCGCGTGTGTATCCAGATTGAGGTACTGGCTCGCGCTGGCACGCCGTTTACCGGGTACTGGAAGCCTGGCCCGAACTTCCGGGCGCTCATGGCAGCGATACGCAGTTGGGGTGTGCCGGACGTCTTCCCCATGGGTGCGCTCGCTGCGAGGTATGGCGACCCTGCGGCTAAGCGCTCGCGTGACATCTGGACCAACAACGCTGGCCACTACGGGCATTGCAACGTGCCGGGTAACGACCACTGGGACCCGGGCAAGATCAGCCCATCGGCGCTCTTCGCTGCTGCCCCGGTGGCGAAGCCTGCGCCTGCGAAGCCTGCGCCTGCGGTTAAGCCCAAGGTTGATCTGTCCGAACTACTCCGGGCTGCGAAGACTGACCCTCACGCCGCGCAGGGCCACAAGACGTATGCCGCTGGTGTCCGCCTGGTGGAGGCTGCGCTAGTCGCTGAGAAGTTGCTCAGTAAGTCGTATGCCAGCGACGGGAGTTACGGCACTACCACGGTAGCCGCTTACCGGAAGTGGCAGCTAAAGCTTGGGTTCAGCGGGGCGGACGCGGACGGGCTTCCTGGGTTCGTGTCGCTGACCAAGCTGGGCAACCGGCATGGCTTTACCGTCGTGTCGTAACGGGGGTTACTGATGACGGAGCAAGACCCCCTAGGAGTGACCATCAGCGCGCGCGAGATTTACGACCAGATCGTTGGGTTGCGCGATGACGTCCGGTCGCTCGTCCAGTCCAATGCGGAAGTCGGGAAGACGCTCGACGACCACGAAGACAGGTTGCGCAGCGTCGAGCGCTGGAAGTACACGGTTCCAACGGCAGCGCTGGGCGCCATCGTGTCCGCTGGAATCACTATCGCCAAGGCTCTGGGCGCGTAACGCTCAGTGAATGTGCCGGAGTCGGATGTGTCCTAATTTCGCATAGTTCACCCTGTGCCGGCGCCGACCAAGATTATTACTGTGAGTGAGGAAAACATGGGTACCCATTCCGTCGAATCTTCGAAGCTACGCGAGGCGTGGTACTGGGCCGTCGCCCACCGGCGCAAGATCCTTTCGGGTGCCGTTGTCGCCCTGCCACTCGTCGCGCGCTTCGTTCCTGACTTCCCGTCGGACGAGATTCTGACCGTGCTGCGCGGGTTCCTCGGCGCCTAGGTAATCGAACCGCTAGACCCTCCCCAGGCACACAACTTGGGGAGGGCTCATGCACAACATCGGGCTTATCGGCAAGGCGCGTAGCGGCAAAGACACTGCGGCTCTGCACCTGGTGCGCACCCGCGCATACACCCGGCTCGCGTTCGCTGACCCGCTCAAGGAAATGGCGCTCACCGTAGATCCGTACATCCCTACCGGGTACGGCGTCACAGTGCGGCTGTCACGTCTTATCGCTGACGTTGGCTGGGAATACGCAAAGGACACGTACCCGGAAGTCCGGCGCATCCTCCAGTACACGGGCCAGACCGTGCGCGAATACGATGACGAGTTCTGGCTTACGGCCATGCGCCGGAAGCTCAACAACGCTGAGGCATGGAACCTGCCCGTGGTCGTGTCTGACGTCCGGTACCCGAATGAGGCAGACATGTTGCGCTCGCGTGGCTTCCGCCTGGTCCGCATCGTCCGGCCTACCGGCACTGCGGTGACCATGAGAGAGGCTCGCGCAGCGATGCATGCCAGCGAAACGGCGCTAGATGACTTCGCCGCTGATGTGACGATAACTAACGTTGGGTCGGTCACCGACCTGTACGAGGAGCTTTCGCAGCTCTGACCCCATACCCCCTGGTGTCCCTAACGGGATGCTGGGGGGTTTTCTGCGTTCCGGCACATACGATTTTTCGTAGGTGGTTGCGCGTGGGTACGCGAAGCACTAGAGTTCTACTTGTCAGCAGGAAGCGAAGCAAAGGGGCAGGGACCATGGCCGGACGCAGCGAGTACATCATCGCCCACCCGAACAACGAAGACCACATTCGCGAAGCCAAGAGCGGCAAGGTTCCCACCTTTGCAACCTGGGTCTACTACCCCGCGGAGCACCCCCACCGGATCCAGGGCGCCGGATGGGTCCGCATGGGCTACAGCTACCAGGAGACGCTGGCGGACGCGCAGAAAAAGGCACTCCCGGACTTCCGTAAGCACGGCGCGAAGATCGCTGTCACCCGGGTCCTGCCCGCCTCGCTGTAAGGGTCAGGGCCCCGGGCAACCGGGGCCACCTACCAATTTTCGTATGTGCTTGCGCTGACCAAGATCACTGTGCTTAACTACACCTGCAAGACAACGACGACAAAGGGGCCGAGACGATGAGCGAGCGCAACGAAATTCAGGACTGGTTGGACCTGAGTGGTGCGCGCTCCTTCGTCACCGTCGGCAGCGGGAAGTCCTACCACCTTTGGAACGGTGCTGAGACCCTCTGCAACAAGGCGTACGGTGACTACCTGCCCCCCATGGGTGTGCTGGACTACCAGCCCTGCAAGGTCTGTTACACCCGGATGGAAAAGACGATGGCGGCCCACTATGCGGCTACCGACAACCAGGGAGAGATCATGACGGACCGTAACGACGTGAACACGGACGAGGGTCAGAAGGTCATCGAGCAGATTGACGCGAACATCGAGCGCGCGCTCAGCCTGACCGACCCCGAGGCCATCAAGGAGCTTGAGGAGGAAAACGAAGCGCTGGTCTCGTCCCTCAGCGGTAAGGGCTCTATCAAGGTCAAGACGGAGAAGCGCGCTGCCTTCACGGAGGCCGCCAACACCATGCCCGAGGACGTCTCGACCGAACCGAAGCCTAAGGCTGATGTGGACACGGTCGACCCCAAGGACTACAGCATTTACGCGGGGGTCACGGAACTCATCGCCGATGGTGCCGCCCGGGTGTCCGAGGGTGTCAAGCTCCACCTGAAGACGTCCGACCTGGCCAAGGACGTTGCCTCCATCATGCTGGACATGTGGCACCGCATCCCCAACAAGGATGGGAACCCTGACATCCTCGGCGCCTCGCACGCTGCCAAGGAAGCTGCTCGTGCGCTGTACAACAAGGCTGGGGAGGGGTTTGAGCGGAGCTACGACACGGAGGAGGCTCTGAAGAAGCTACAGCGTGCCGTCCAGCACCAGCGTTCGGACGTCCGCGCTCAGTACCTGCGCTCGCTCGACGAGGACGCCGACGAGCAGAAGCGCTTTGCCAAGGCTCTTGAGGCCAAGCCCGAGGAGGTCAGCGTGTCGCAGTTCATCGCTGACCTGTACGGGACGCAGCTTAAGGGGCACGGCGAACTTCAGCGCGAGCGGTACCAGGCCAAGCAAGCGATCACGTCCGGGGGAGAGGCTGACGCCGAGGAGGCCGAGGAGGAGACCGAGGAGGAGACCACGCCTGATGAGCGGGTGCGCTCGCTGGTCCAGAAGTTGAAGCGGGACGTAGCCAAGGCCAAGCCCGAAGAGTTTGAGTCGGCGAGTGAGGACACCAAGGAAGCTGTCCGTGCTGAGCTTGAGGAGCTCTTTACGGCCGTCAAGGCGATGATCACGGCCACGCTCAAGTAGCACCCTGCGCGCCCGCCTAAGCGACTCTTAGCCCCATCGGATCCCCGTGGACCGGTGGGGCTTTCGCATGCCCGCAGACGGCCGCTGAGCGCTTCTACACAGCGAGAGCCCTACAGCGCGCGAGCCCAAGCCCCTGACCAGCAAGAATGTAGAAGTGTAGTTTTCACCCCCAAAATCAATACCTCTAAGGAGTTCCTAAGGGATTCCAGAACCGACCCTCGTTTCTACACTTCTACACTCCGCGGGTAATCGAGCCGCTAGCTCCCCTTCGTAAGCAACTACGAGAGGGGCCACACCGTGGCAGTTCGCACGATCCAGCGGTCCGGAAGTCGCTTCTACTTCAACGAAGCGTTCCCCGACATCAAATACCCGGGCGTGACGTCCGTCGTCGGCATGCTCCCCAAGCCATTCCTCGCGTTCTGGCAAGCGAAGATGGTTGCGGAACTGGCCGTTGACTCCCTGCCGTTCATCGAGCAGATGGCCGAGCGGGACAGGGACGGCGCGGTGCAGTACCTCAAGGGCGCTGCGAACCGGTACACCAAGACTCGCGCTTCGGTCGGCTCGCAGGCACACGACCTGTTCGAGCGGATGATCCGGGGCCAGCACGTCGGGCGCGTGCATCCGGACATGGTTCCGTACCAGCGCCACTTCGCTGAGTTCCTTGACGGCGTCCAGCCGGAGCTTGTCCGCGCTGAGGATGTTGCCTGGTCGGACGAGCACCAGTACGCCGGATCCTTCGATGGCATCTTGCGGCTGCGTCTCGACGAGGACGGTAAGCCTGATCCCGCTGGCGAGCCCGCGCTTGTGATGGCGGACTGGAAGACGAGCAAGAGCACCTACCCGGACGTGGCACTTCAGATGAGTGCTTACGCCAACGCTGAGTTCATCATCAGCCCGGACGGCTCGCGCGAAGACATGCCGGACTTTGACGGCGCCGTGGTGCTGCACATCACCGACGAGCAGGCAGCGTTTAAGCCTGTGCGCATCGCTGATGAGAACGGGCAGGAGGACGTGTTTGCTCACTTCCTGCACCTGCGCCGGACGTTCGATTGGGTCCAGCGGACGAGCAAGACCGTGCTGGGCGATCCGATTTGGTCGACGGGTGGCGCGCTGATCACTGGGACTCAGCGGCGCGCGTAGCGCAGGTAATCGAACCGCTAGCACCACTTCGAAGGGGGAGAGGGCGGCAGGAAGTGCCTAGCACTGGCCCCGCCCCTCCCCGTTCCACCTTCACAGTCTTGCGCGCTCGCGCATTCACAGAACGGTTCGCCCATGGCCCTGCGCATTTTCGACACTGACCCTGATGCCAAGCCCAAGCCCAAGCCCAAGACCACGTACGAGCGCCCCGTGTATCAGTTCCGGTCCGGGATGCAGGTGTTCAATAAGCAGAAGAAGCGCAACGAACCTGTCTCGCTGGCCAACTGGCGGGTGCTGACCGACGATCCGTCCGTGGCGCAGGGTGTATCGGAGCTGCTCGGAGGTACGCCCGAGGAGTACGACCCCACCAAGGCCATGCACCTTCACGTACTGACTGAGGCGCCTGCGGTAGAGATCGTCATCAACGGCTCACGCGCCATTGAGGACAAGCTCATTCAGTGGGGGCAGGGTGGCCCGGTGCACGAGTGCGACGGTGAGTTCTCTCTGCTGCCGGACGACAAGGGCGAGCCCTGCGGTTGCCCGCGCACCATGGCCGAGCGCAAGGATCTGGCGAAGCGCCGTCCGCCCAAGGGTCCTGCCCCCTCGATCAACGTCACGTTCCGCCTCGCTGGCGCCGGTTATGAGCTGGGCGCCGGAAAGCTCATCGCTACGGCATGGTCGCTGGCCGAGGTGATCCACGAAGTCAAGGATGCCCTAGACCAGGTGGACGGAGAAGCGCTCTGCCGTCTGGAGTTGGAGCACGTCCAGTACACCAACAAGGCTGGCATTGACGTCAGCTACCGCAAGCCCGTGATCACGGTGCTCGGTAGCTACAACGATGCCATCGCCGAAGAGCGCTAGGGGCGCTGATCCATGCCGCTGAGTGCACTACAGCGGGCTGTCGTAGGGGGAGTGCTGCGTATGGCCAGCGATGAATACGTGGCACTCCCCCTGTGGGAGTTCCACCCAAGCTACCGGCCGCTTGTGCTGAGCGAGCGACGCAGGCGCCGAGTGCTACAGCATGACCCCGAGCCAATCGGCGACCCCGAGTATTCCTGACCCGTTGCCCGACTCTTGCGCACTGCGCAGGGGCCGGGCCTTAGGGCGTTAGGAGAGAGGGGAGACCCGTGGTTTTCATCTTCACGCCCGAACGCGATCCGAGGAGAGAGCAGATGGCAACAGAGTTCAACGCTGGCGATAAGGTCCGCTACAGCAACATGGCCATGCCCGCTGAGGTGCTGTCCGGTCCGCACAAGGCGCCCAACACGGTCCGTTACCTCATCGCCAAGGCTGATGGGAACGTGTCCCTTGTCCCGGCATCTGCCATCGAACGCATCGTCCCGCGCCTTGACCAGGTGGCGGGAACGCTGGCCATGAACCTGTACGGGCGTTCGTACATGTCGCTGGACATTCAGCGCAGGATGCAGATAGCGCGAGCTGCTGCCCACGTGCTGGAAATCGCCGACCGTACGAAGGGCCAGATCTGATGGGCAAGCGCGGAGTAGTCACGGACTACGCAGGCGAGGAGCTTTACGCCGGTGACCTGGTGTCGTTCGGTACCCGGCACGGCAACCGGGTTCGGCTGTCTGACGCTGTAGTCCTCGACGTCACTACCAAGAACATTGGGGGTCGACTGCTGCCCACGCTGGTCGTTCAGCCCACGGGTACTGACTCGGGTTGGGGGCTGGGCTCGCGTAAGACGCTGCGCCCTGTGGAGATCAGCGCCGAACATGTCCGGCTGGTCACGCCAGACTTTGTGAACCAGACCGGCCAGTAAGCGAGTTGGGGTCAGTGAGTGCTAGCGCACCGCTGGCCCCTTTTTGCGTCCCACCACATACGAACTTTCGTAGGAGTGATGTTGCGATTCAGTGTCGATGCGGCCCCACCATTGGGGGATGTCCGCTCAGCGGGTCAGGGGGTGACCATGTGGCTTACTCCGGGCGTTACCTCCCGGAAAGACTGGGGCCGGTATCAGGATGCGATAGCGCAGGCAATCAGCCGTGGCGCTGAGGTGAGGTGGTCAAGGTGAGTTGGTTCCTTGTTGGGTTCTTCGGCGTTCTTGCGCTGCACTACGCGACCCGTGGGCGGTAGCCGTGAAGGTCTGTCGACTATGCGGGCGGGGTAAGCCCGCTGAACAGTTCGTGACATCCAAGGGCGCGCCATCGTCGGCGTGCTCGACCTGCCGCCGTAAGAAGCAGCAGCAGCACATCAAGAACTACTACCGGCGCCTTCCCCCGGACGAACGTCACAGGTTGACGCACAAGCGCCGTGCCGATGCCTACGGCGTAGCCCATGAGGCGTACAGCCGGACGGAGATCCTCGCGCGCTGGAAGCACACCTGCGCC